TATTATGAAACAGGAGATTGGACTCCTTTTATAAGTAATTTAGGTAGTTCTCCAACAGTATCTTATAGTATCCAACTAGGTACGTATACTAGAATAGGAAATATGGTGTATGCTTTTTTTGATATTACAGTATCATCACTTTCAGGAGGTAGCTCACATGGTATAATATGCAATCTACCAGTTACAGTATCTAATACCATGGCAGGATATTCGGCTGGACAGTATAGAGATGCTGGCTTAGTAGCACCATCTGCAAACAGTAACTTGAAAGGCTTTGCCAATAGAAATACTAACTACATATACTTACAATACGATTATACTGGAGCTTGTGGCTATGGTACAAGCCCAAGCACAGTGTCTTTTAATTCATCAGGACGTATAACAGGATATGTTATTTACCAGGCTTAATAAAATAAGACAATATGATATCAGAAGAACAAATAAAAAAATCAATTGAAACAAGAAAAAAAAATAACGACACTTCTAAAATTTCAAGTATAGCTGGAAAAGCAAGTGCGGAAAAATATAAAAATGATCCTATCCGTCAACAAGCACACTCACAAAGAATGAAAAAGTGGTGGGATGAAAGAAGAAAGGTAGGAACCTAAAATTGCGACCTCGGTGTACTTTAACAACTACAACTCGTTAGCTGAACAACGGGTAGTAGAGGACTTGATTACAGAATCCATAAAAATTATGGGATTTGATTCCTATTATTTACCAATTCAAAACTCAGAAGACCGTGACATTTTGTACGGTGAAGATCCAATTAAAAGATTCAGTTCAGCCTTTCCTATTGAATTTTACCTATCAAGTTCTATGGAATATGGTGGTGAAAGAGAATTCTTTTCAAAATTTGGGCTTGAGATTAAAAACAATATCAACATTATTGTTTCAAAGCGGTCTTTTTCTCAACGTGTACCACAAGATATACTTACAAGACCTAGAGAAGGTGATTTGATTTATGTGCCGTTCTTAAATGGTACAGGTGAGTTGTTTGAGATTAAATTTACAAATCAAACCAAAGACTTCTTTATGTTAGGCCGTAAGATTCCTTATTTCTATGAATTGGAACTAGAGAAGTTTAAATACTCACAAGAAGTTATTGATACTGGTGTTGAAGACATTGATGATGTAATGATACAATCAAGTTACACAATAGAATTGAACACAGGTGTAGGAACAGGAACATTTGAAGCAAGAGAGATTGTATTTCAATCGACTGACGGAACTCAGGCCAATTCAAGTGTTGTTGCTATTGTTCAGGAATGGAACACAGTAAACAATGTATTGAAAGTAACAAATGTTGCTGGTGAGTTCGCGGACAATGTGGTGATTATTGGTGCAACAAGTAATGCACGACACTTTTTGTCATCATACGATCCACTCAAAGACAGTACCAGAAACGAAACATATGATAACCTTTATTTGTTTAATGAAGCAAATAACATTATAGATTTCACAGAAGATAATCCGTTTGGAAAAATATAATGTCATCATATAACCGCGTCATAAGAAAATTGGTTGTTGGATTTGGCAACCTATTTGATAATATCACATTGTATAGATTCGACACAGACAATGAGGAAACTGAAAGATTTATTGTACCAATTGCATATGCATCAAAAGAACGATATGTTATGCGTTTGGAAGATGATGCAGACTTGGATAAAAAAGTACAGATAACTCTACCAAGAATGTCTTTTGAAATGGCAGGGTTGACATATGATTCTTCCAGAAAACAAAATACAAATATTAAGAATTTTACCGGAACAATACCTGCTGCAATTATATCACAATATAATCCTGTACCATACAATTTCGATTTTAATCTGTACATATATGTCAGAAACATTGAAGATGGTACACAAATTATTGAACACATTTTACCATACTTTACACCAGACTACACAGTAAAATTAAATTTGATTCCAGAAATGGGCATAGTCAAAGAAGTTCCTGTTATTCTGAATAGCACAACACACGAAATACTTTATGAAGGTGCTAGAGAAAATGATACCAGAATGATTGTCTGGACATTAAACTTTACAGTCAAAGGTTTCATATTTGGTAAAATGTCTGAGACTGGTGTTATTAATAGAGCATTTGTTTCTGTTTACAATCAGGTATCAAGAGATGAAACAATCGAGTTCTATATGAACTTGGACTCTGGTTATGGAACATACAAGGTTGGTGAAAAGGTATATCAAGGATACACCGCAGAAGACGCAACATCCACCGGCATCGTTGTTCAATTTACAGGAAACATATTACGACTAAAAGACTTGACAGGAGACTTTGTGTCCGACAAACCCATATATGGTATAAATACCTCAGCAAACTATAAATTCACTTCTTATAACTTGAACCCACTGAAGTTTGTTGAAGTTGACGCAGTTGGCAGAGTCAGTGCAGATATTGATAACTTGTCAGTTGATAAAGAAGAGGCTAAGGCTGACAACACATTGAATACTGTTTTGACAATTAACAAAGCCGCAAACCAATAAACAAGAGAGAACTAAATGGCTAAACAAATTATTAATATTGGTATTAGAGCAAATGATGGTAAAGGTGATTCATTAAGAACCGCCTTTATAAAAACAAACTCCAACATTGGTGAGTTGTTTGCAAATGTCGCTAGTAACGCAAACACATCAAACATTTATTTTGACACAAATTCAACATTAGCACAAGGTGCTTTTGACAGAGCAAACTCCGTCTTCTTGGGTGATATTAATTTCCAAGACAATTTGATGTACAGTAACTCTATTGTTGAAATTGGTAACGATCAACACCAACATAAAGCTTGGGGTTTATTATACGGTCAAATAACAGAGCAAGCCAATAACACATATGGCAATGGTGTTGCATACGATTCGGCAAATAATATATTAGTTGCAACGACAACACAAAATGAAGTTACTGGATTACCACAATCCACTGTTATTAAATACGATCCATTTGGCAACATATACTGGAGAAAATCAGTACCTACAATGAATGTTAATAATGTATTGTTGGCCAGTTACGGTGAAGCAGTAACAGTTGATGCGAACAATAATGTGTATCTGTTAACAAACATACCAGAAAATTTCTCAACCTTAGTTACAAAATTCAATTATACTGGCCAAAATGTTTACAGCACATTGATTTCAGATGCAGAAGGTTCGACAGATATTACAGTTGATGATGAAGAGTTTCCATATTTTGTGGGTCAACACAATCTATTAACAGGTTTAGATATCACTGGTGAATTATACTTCACAAGTTTTAGCGCACAGTCAATGAATGCTCATGTGGTAGTAGCACTGCCAAACAATCGTGGTGTGTTGGTTGGTTCAGATGGTGGCAAGATACATAAATTCGACACCGAAGGTGTTTATATTTTTTCGAACAACGTAAACACCGATGGCAGAAAAATTATTGGTTTAGCATATGACAACGCAAACAATTTTTATGCAGCATCAAACACAGTAATTTATAAATTTAGAGCCAACAATCAATTAATTTGGGAAAGACAAATTACTGGCGTCAGCTCACCAAACATAAATTTCATCAAATACGATAACAACTTTCTATATGTCAATGGTGCAACAACCGATCCAAATAACCAGCGCGCATTTATAAACTACAAAATTGATGCAAACGGTTCATTGATTTGGGCAAATGCACTTGAGGTACCTAGTGCTAATCAGTCTATCAGGCTTGGACACAGACAGCTAGATGTTCGCGGAGACTTTTTAGTTGGAATTGGATATGCAAGACCTAACAACAGCACTAAAGATATAAGTGTAACATATCAACTACCAACTAGTGGTGCTTTAGCTGGAACATATTTTGGTGCATCCGGAAGTCGATGGAACAGTTTCACTTATGTTACCGTACCGGAAGCAAACACAACAATAAGCACCACAGTTGGTACTGGCAACACAACAGTAACGATTGCAGAAAATACTGATTATGCATACACGATGAATCTCGTTCGATATGGCAATCCAAGTCCAGAAAATGAAGAAGACCTTTACAATTTTAGTCAGAAATGGGACTTCAATGGACTAGGAACAATAGTATTTCCATCTTCTGGCGACACTGTTGGTATGGACTTGAATGGTAAAACAATTAGAAATGTTGAAGTCATTAATTTTGCCGATGGTACTAGTTCAAATACTTTTGGTAATATCGCAGCAAGTCCTCCAACGACAGCTAGAGGTGTCACAGGAGACAGAAGAGGTAACATAAGAGCGAACAGCACATACTTATATTACTGTTCAAATAACTATGATGGTACAGCTAATATTTGGAAGCGAGTTGCTTGGAGCAATGACACTTGGTAAAAATGGAAAATAACATGAATACTTTTGATAAAAATATGGAAAACATTTTTGATGTGGTGTCTGTAAAAGAGACTGAAAAATCTTTTGATGTTAAAGTAAAATCTACAGATGAACCTGATCTGAAGGCTGATCTTGCGGATGCTTATAGGCAATCTAAAGATAATCTGCAAGATATGATTGAACAAGGCAAAGACGCCATGGAAGAAATATTGCAGATTGCAAAAGCAGGACAACACCCAAGAGCTTTCGAAGTGTATGGCACACTGTTAAAAAATACAGTTGAAGCCAATGACCGTTTATTAAAAATGCAAAAAGAGATGCGCGACATGGACGGTAAAAGAGGTAATGGTGATACTAAG